TCTCAAAAACACCTAAAGACATGTTTTTTTTCCGAAGTTCAGAATTATTGCATTTCCTTGTATCCCTTTATCCATATAGGATTAAGAAAAATAATTCTGAGCAATTCTGAACTTCATAATTGCTTCAATGTCATATAAATAAAGGGTTACAGGTGCATAATTCTGAACTCCCACTTCCTTTATAGGAAAAAAGGAAAAAAGGAAAACATGTCTTTAGCTAGCTAAAAGGGTAAAATGAAAAAATAAAAAAGTTATAGTAAAGAAACGCGGGCGCGAACTTCAGAATTATTTAAGGCCAAATTGCCCTGTTGTGGAAGACATGGGGTGACAGGGGAATTTTAGGTTAAAATTCATTTTGACCTAAAATTCATTTTGATTGTTGATGTAATGGTTTAGTTGTGATTCGAAATAGTGTTTTAAGATGTTTTAAAGGTGTTTATAGAAGGTATTTTATAAAATATAGCTATTCATACATTGAGAATTTCTATGTAGCTTAGAGGGCTTTAAAATGAGTTTTGAAGAATAAATAAAAAAAAACAACCATTCTATGAACAATGGTTGTTTTTTGAGTAGGAAGGGTTTGAAATTAGTTTTTAGTTGTACGATTGAAAAGTAATTTTTCTAAATTGAGCAATTCATCTTTATTTATTTGTTGATCTGAATGATTTACCTGAACAATTTCAAATGCTTTTTTAAATTGTTCATAGTTTCTATGGACTTGTAGTGCTTGTTTTGGATGCATCATAATTAACCTTTTGTTATTTATTTTGGAGTTCTAAGACGTGGTTTTTTAAAATTCTTCGCAGCACAGATGGGAAAGTTCTGTCTTCTTCTGTGGCTATTGTTTTTATTTGGTTGTATAGTTCAATGTCCAATTGAAAGTTTACTACTTTCATAAATTATCTTTATTTTTTAATTATCGTATCATGATTATAATATGGTAATTAAAGGAAATCAATGGAAATCAATGGAAATCAATGGAAATCAATGGAAATCAATGGAAATAAATGGAAATCAATGGAAATAAATGGAAATCAATGGTTTTATATTAAAATAATGAGTTGGATGTGAAGTCAATATTTAGTAGTATTTGGTTAATTAAATGAGGTGATTATTATGAGTTCAAAAGGAGTACCTAAAACTATTCTAAATCAAATTACGAAAGAAGAAATTAAAGCTATAAAATGTGCTGAATATGGGATTTATTACGATAAGCTTAAGTTGTTTAGAGAGAAGTATAAAAGGGATTGTGAGGAAATAAGACAGCGTGATTTAGGAAATGTTTATTTTGTGTGCAACGTAATGCAGTAGTTGTACAATACCTGTTAGAAAAACCGTAAATATCAATAGGTTACAGGTTATGGAAAGTGAAATTAACTATTTATACTATTGCAGTAGAGTTTTTATTGTGAAATAACCTGTAACCTATTGATATTTACGGTTTTTTATTGTGAAACAACCTAAAAATCATTCTAGTTTTACTGCGAAACAACCTGTAACCTATTGATTGTGAAACAACCCGTAACCTACTGATATTTACGGTTTTTTTGTTTAATGTACATAATTCAAGTTTCACCTAAAACGTAATATTGTTACAAAAACGTTACTAAATTACTCTATAAATTACTCTATAAATTAATCTATAAATCACAACAGTTACATAGTTTTGCAACTAATAATATACATTTGCCTCATAATGCTTATTATGGAAAGTGAAAATCGGCTTAGTTCTGCGGTTTGTAGGATTTTAGGGGAGAGGGGGGTATGTTAGGATTTTTATGTCGAGGGGGGAAATTTGGTTTGGAAAAACAAGGTAATTAATACCCCCTACATTTAAATATTACAAACCTACTAATCTAAATATTAAAAATATGGTAGAGCCTGCTTGCATTGGACAATAGATATTATTTAGTATAAAATATAAAACTAATATAAAAGTCAAGAAAATAATTTATATGGGAATACTTAAAGACACAGCAGGCAGACCCCGTGGAAAATTAAGACCTAAAAATATCCAAGCTAAAGGTATTACGCCTTTGCACATGCGAATAGACGATAAAATAAATCAAGAAGTTGTAAATTTCTTTGGAACTCTAAAAAGAGCTAAAGATTTTTTACTCCTGCTAAGTCAAACCTCATCAGTTGCTGCAGCTGCAATAAGAATGAATAAAAATCCCATAGAAGTAAAAAACCTACTGGCAGCAGAAGAAGACTACGCAAAATTAGCCCATTCGTCACTAGCAGATAGTAAGGAATTATTACAATCAGCTCTCTACGAGCGACTAGTCAGCGGAGAGGTGGAGGTTGTCTATGGAGAAAATAAACAAAAAATAGGAGAAAAAAAGAAATTCAACGTCAGAGGGTTGTTAGACTTCCTAAAATTAAACCAAGACTACGAGCTTAAAAAATCTAATCCTAAACGTATAAGCCAAAGGGAAGTATCGACTGACATTGACCTGGGGGAGGACTTTGTAGTACCTAAATTTGATGAGTAAATTACCAGCGTATCTTAAGGATTGGAAGCCATATCCCCATCAAAAGAAGCTATGGAACTACATGGCATCAGGGGGGAGAACCGCAGTGGTGGTGTGGCACAGACGAGCTGGTAAAGACATGGTCGCTTTGCGTTGGATAGTAACTGCATGCCTTAAAGAACCTGGTTTGTATTGGTATGTATTCCCCAACAAAGAACAAGCTAAAAACGCAATATGGCAAGGGGTTACTAGAGATGGTAAAGCTTATTTATCGTTTTTACCAAAAGACCAAATAAAAGCAGTTAGACCAAGTGATTTTGCCATATTATTTAAAAACGGCTCTATATTGAAGTTCGTAAGTGCCTTACGACCTGATAATCTAAGAGGAGCGGAGGTCAAGGGCTGTGTGGTGTCCGAATATGCGGTGTGTAATGAGAAGACAATCTCGTCAGTAATAATGCCCATGTTGGTAATGTCCAAAGGCTGGATAATATATCTATACACTCCCTCCGATAAGATGGAGTTAGAACATGGTAAGAAGTTATATCAGAACTCCAAAAATAATTCGGATATTTTCTGTGAGCTATTAACTATTGAAGATACTAAAGACCATAACAATAAGCAGTTTGTTACCAAACAAGAGTTGATAAATAGTGGTAAAGGTCAAGAAGAGATAGCCAGAGAGTTTTATTGTGACTTCGATGCGTGGAAGTTCAGAAAAATCGAATTGTCTACATATGGGGAACAATTGAATAAAGCTGAGTATGAGGGAAGAATAAGCCAAGTACCACATGACCCAGCTAAGAAGGTTACTACATACTGGGACGTTGGTATTGTTGACTATACTGTCATTTGGTTCGTCCAAACAACCAAAACGCACATACATGTAATCGACTTCTATATGCGACGTGGTAAAGACTTAGACTTCTATATCATGGAGCTTATGAGTAAGCCCTATAAGTATGAGAAAAACGTACTGCCCCATGATATGGGCAGAAGACAAATTGTCAAATTAGATACCAGATTGCAGTCGGCTAATGAGAGAGCTAAAGAACTTGGAATTATCCCATTCACACTGGGCAAAATGTATCACCGAGAAGAGATGGTAACTAAAGCTAGGGAGTTGATAGGCAAATGTAAGTTTGATATAAAAAAATGTGGGCAAGGACTGGACGCATTGAAGCGGTATAATGCGTCTGAACGTAAAACCTATACAGCATCTTCTTCTTCCACAGATGTGGCCGATGCGTTCTGTTATATGGCGATGGATATTAAGACTGATGATGAGCAAGAGAAAATGATTAACCCATATGTTAATATGAATAGAAATATGCTTGACAACTACGACCCTTATATTCATAATGAAGAAGAATATAATCCTTATAAAACATAGTTCTTATGTCCCAACGTGCTAAAGCTCGTCGTAATTATAGAGTAGCTGAGCAGTATTCTGATCTGTCTAATAGTATTGTTAATTTTTTAAATAAGAAAACTAATCATTTAGGTTTCTTAGAACAGCCCCATGTTCATTTTAAAAATCGTCAGCCGTTCTTTGGAACAGGTATGGGTGCCTTCGGAGCTTCGGGTGCTAGAAATAAAGCCCAACATGTTAAAAATCTAGCAGATGTAATACGAGGAATAAGACCAAGACACGAGCAGTTGGAGAAAGAAGGTAAAGCTAAAACACAAGAGTTGGATAGATATACCAAGCAAGCTCAGTCGTTAAAATCAGATTTAGAAACAACTGGTAAGACTTTGTCTAAGGAAGAGCGAGAAATAGAAAAAGACAAGGCGAATTACCAACGTGAGCTATCACAATACCAAACAGGAAGCTCACAACTAGGACAGGAAAACACTGAGTTGATGAAACTGACACAGCTGTTCCAAGAAGATGCTCCTAAACTTGCTAGTGATATTAAAAAATATAATCAGATGCCAGACGAGTTCCTTGGTAACGTCAAGAAAGCAGAAGATAATAAACGAAGATTGTCTGGTTATAATGACTATGAAGGTATGTCAGACCAGACCAAACAACACGAACAAGATGTTACTAAATTAAAACAAGATAAAGAGACGTTAAACAGGTCAATTGAAGAACAGTTTAAAAGACTTCAATCAAGTAGAGCTAACATAGAAGGTCGCCGTAGTAATTTACTTGGCAGGTGGCAGCAGTATCAGCAGAGAGCGCAGCAACACAATCAAAGACGATTGGGATTGGAGCAACGAGCAAACCAGTATAGTCAGCGAATACAATCATACGAACGAACAAGAAAAGGATTCGAGACTAAGCAGTCTCAGTTTGCTAATCTGCAAAATAGAATCAAAGGTAGTTATGAGCGTGTTAAAAATATAGAGCAAGAGTATAAAATACATAGTAACACTCTCCAAGATGCTAGAAACCAACTAACTCATCAGGTACTAGATTACCAGAATTGGGCGCAGTCGCACTATAACAGAGCAGATATGCATAGAAACAGAGCTAATAAACAAGCTAAATCTAATAAGATAATAGCAAAAACAGTTGGTACATTATTTGGTACTCCATTAGGACTAGCTGGTAATTTATTAGGTTTAGGTTTGGCTTCACTATGGACATCTAATAAAAACAAATCGGTCTCAAGAGGGCAAGCTCCTACTATTCAAGCCAGAAATTGGCAGACTGGTAGTGTTCCTTATGCGATGGGGGGAGCCAGGGCTTCAGGTATGCACGCTCCTATATCTTCCGGGATGCTTGGTAATAAACTTAAACAGTTTATACCGCAGCTTGGGGGATTAAATTCAATGCAGCACTTCGGTATGACACAAATGCCCAGTCAGCATGAGCTACCTACACTTCGTGATAGTTTAGGTATGGTTAAAGGTTCAGGTGACTTAAGTCGTCTTACGCTAGGACTACCTTCACGTATTGGTAAAGATGGTAAAAAATATAACATGGCGAGAATGTATACCCATGAGTATTTAGATAGTGTTGAGAAAAGAAAGAGAAAAATAAGGGGTCAAATGTATAAGTTCTATGGTAGAAACACACCCATAAATAATTTAGGTTATAGGCCTATGGCAAGAGCATACTAAATGGATAAGAAGCGAATAGCTAATATTTTAAGTCGGTTCGAGAGCTTGAAGGGAGAGAGAGGTAAATGGGAAGGAGGCAGAGAGGACATTAAAAAGTACGTCTCACCTCAAACGACCATGAATACTCAGCTGTTCTCATCAACGCCAGTGTGGGCAAGAACTCAGCTAGCCTCTAATTTACAATCATTGATAATCAATCCTGCATCTAATTGGTTCAACGTAGGATTATCTAACGTACCTACAAATGATTTGGACATCAACAATTATTGTAATTTTATTAGAGATGGTTTAAATAAAGCGTTTAACGACCCAAGTTCTAACTTCTTTAGTCAAGTGCATGAGTTCTTCTTAACTCTAACTGGATTTGGCACAGCCGTGTTCTATGTAGAAGAAGACCCAGCTTTGCCGTTCTCTATGTTCTTTAGAAATATTAGTATTGATGAGTGTTATTTTCAAGATAACAAATATGGTTATGTTGATAGTATGTATCGTAAGTTCGAAGTCCCTATTGGTACAGCTTGTAGTATCTGGCAGGACAATGCTAAGCTTAAAAAGAGATATGAGATTGAACCTGATGAGAAGTTAGAAGTATTACATGCTGTATTTAAAGATGGTGTTGTAGCCAAAGATTATTCGTCATTTTATTTACTCATTGAAGACGAGGAATTGTTACAAGAAGGAACATATCAATATTTTCCGTTCTTAGTAACACGTTGGGTTAAGAATAACAATGAAGCTTATGGTTATGCCCCAGCTCATCACGTCATGCCTGATATCAAACAGCTCAACGAGTATCGTAAGCTTGGCATACAGATAAAACAGAAACAAACTAACCCAGCTCTACTTGTTCCAAGGCAAGGGTATTATTTACCATTCAAAACAACACCTGGTATGGTGAATTACTACGATGGCGGTCAAGCAGATAAAGTCATGCCACTGTCTAATTTAGAGACAATAGAACCGACGTTAGATGAACAGGAACAATGCAGAGATGCGATAATCAAAGCCTTCTATGTTGACATATTTAGAATGGGTAAAGAGAATAAAGAGATGACAGCGACGGAGGTTGGCCATCGTAGCCAAGAACAAATGCGCATGATGTCGCCGATAGTTGGTAGAATTGAAGCTGAGTTCTTAAATCCTCTTATAAGAGTTGTTTATAAAATAATGACTAAGTATAAGTTAATAGAGAGTTTGCCGAATGCCAAAGATATGCAGATTGAGTACGTCTCACCATTGGCACAAGCTCAGAAGATGAACGATGCTAGTTCAATAAATCAGCTATTAGCATTTATCAATAATTCTGGAGCAGCTAATTTCGCACCTGAGGTTTATGATAATCTGGACTTTGACCATATATTGAAATTATTTGCTAATGTGAAAAATTGTCCTACATCGATATTTAAAGAAGAAAAAGAAGTGATGCAGATAAGACAGTTAAGGCAACAGCAGCAAGAACAACAAGCAATGGAGCAAGAACAATGATAAAGATTACAACTAAAACAAATATGAAGCTTAAAAAGCCTGATGAGCTACGTGATATGTATCGTAACTTTTTTCTTCATAGTCCAGAAGGAGAGGTAATCCTCCAAGATTTAGCTCATTGTGCTGGTATGTATAATATTAATGCAGATGAAGGAGAAGAGAAGTTACTATTTAAAGAAGGCAGGAGAGCTTTGTTTATGTATATTATCTCTTATCTAGACGATCATGATGAGAATGAAGAAGGCCGTTTAGCAAATGAAGTGGTTATGTATTCGTGAAAAATAGTTTAAGTGCTAAGTTAGATAAGTTTAAGAAAGATAATAGGAAGAAAAAGATTAATAAAATTCTTAACGAGAAACGTAAGATTATTATGGACACTAGCACTAGTGATTTTAAAAATCTTATTTTAAAGAATGAGTTTATTTTTGATAAAAGCTTATTTATTAAAGAGGTTATAGATAGTGCAGCTAGTGTTTTATTAATAACAATGCCTCGTAGATGGGGGAAATCCCTAAATCTTGACATGTTACGTAGGTTTTTAACAAACATGGACGATAATGGAAAGTTTATAAAAAATCAGAAAGAATCAGATAATTATAAGTTATTTACTGGAGGTATTTTTAAAACAATAAAAAATTTTACAGAAATTGATAAAATAATAGAACCTTGTAAATTAATAAAAGAATGTAAAAAAGCTGCGCATTTTTTAGGTAAAACTCCTGTTATTTTTATATCTTTTAATGGTTTTAGGTTAAAAACATATAAAGAGGTTTTGGAACAATTTTATAAAATACTTGAACAAACAGTTTCTCCTTTCATGGGCAAAAAGGAAGCAGTTAAATTTGTAAAGGATAATAAATTTAATAGCATTAAAAGTCTTTGTGAATGCTTAAAAAATAAATATAGTAAAAAACCTTGGATATTAATTGACGAATACGATGCACCTCTTAATTCTGCTTATATGGAAAATATAGATGAGAAGGAGAGAAGTGAAATAATAGGTTTATTTAGTAATTTTTATGAAGTTACTTTTAAAAATTCAGGTTGTCAATTATATGAAAAAGCAGTAGTAACAGGAATTTTACAAATAGCACAAAGCGGAATAGGCTCTGGTTTCAATAATGCAGATAAATATACTATGCTTTCAGAAAAATTTAGTGAGTTTTATGGGCTTTGTGAAGAGGAAACGGACAAACATATTGGCGAATTCAAAGATGAATTCAAATATTGGTATAATGGTTATAATATCTTTTCTAACGATATTATAATGCCTAAATACAATGTATATTCAACTGTTAAATATTTAAGCAATAGAAAATTCAATTCTTATTGGCAAGCTAGTGCAAGTGGTGCTATGTTATCGAGGTTAATTTGTAATAGTGAAATTAAAGATAAATTAGAATTATTGACGCAATATTCCGAAGGGCGCCCAGCTGCTATTATTGTTGATTTAATAGAAGAATTTAACAATAGTCATTTTGAAATTATAAGAACTATAGCAGAGCAAGGAAAAGCAGTTATTAACGTAAATATGCCTGTTATTTTATCCTATTTATATTTTACAGGTTATTTAACATTTAATGAGAAAAAGGAAATTATCACACCCAATAATGAAATAAGAGTTACCTTTGAATGTTTGTTACAAGAATATTACAAACAACTATTCCGATTTGACCCAAGCAAAATTTTAGATTTAACAAAAATTATTAATAGTATTTTTAACTCTAAAGGTAATATTAAAGACATTTTTTCTGTAAGTTTTAAAAATAAATTTCAAGATATTTTAAATACTATAAAATTAACTAAGAACAAAAATTCTCAAAAAAAAGTATATGCAAATGAAGATGTTATACATTCACTATTAAATTCAATATGCTTACAAGTATTCAATGCAAATTTTGCCACGGAAATATATACTAAAAAGTTTAAGTCTAAGAAGCAAGGTAGAGCTGATATAATGTTAAATTCTGAGGATACTGGTATGATAATAGAAGTAAAATACCATTGGGATAAAAAATCAGAAATAAAGGACGCTTTAGAACAAGCTAAATGTTATAAAAGTTTAATTAAAGATTTTAATAAGAAGGTTTATATTGCATTAGAGGTTAATAATGAACACCAAGTGGCTATTATAGGTGAAGTTTACGAAAATAATGAAATGACAGAGGAGTTTTAAAGATGAGTATAGAAAATTTAAATGATGCAGTAAAAGGTAGCGACACTGGTAATAGTGAAAACACAGAACAAACAACCGCTACGTGGATTGAAGGTTTAAATGATGAGTATAAAACCAATACATCGCTTAATAAGTTCCCTGATGTTAATTCATTAGTGAAATCTTATGTGGAGATGGAGAAACTAAATGGTAGTCGCATATCGATACCTAGTGACGATGCTTCTGATGAAGATATAGCTAAGTTTTACAATAAATTAGGACGCCCTGAAGATAAGAACTATTTTGATGATAAAGATAAAGCTGCGTTTAAAGACATTTTAAATGATGAAACAGTTAAATCTTATCAGGATATATTCCACAAACACGGCTTAACTAAAGCACAAGGTAAAGCCTTAGTTAATGAGTTTGTAAATAGTTCAAAAGGTAATCAGGAAGAATATAATAAACTTTTAGAGCAAGAGATGCAAGAGAACTTCGATGTCTTATCTAAAAAGTATGGTGATAAGATAGACGAGAAGATAAAACTTGTTGAGGTTGCAATATCAAAACATGGCAGTGAGGAGTTGTCTGATTTAGTTGAGGCGACAAATTACCATCCTGCTTTAGTTGATTTGTTAATAACGTTAGGTTCTGGTAATGTTTCAGACAATTTAGTTACAGGAAAGACGCAACAGACAATAACTGATAAAGAAAATGCTAAAAAAGAGTTAAAAAAACTTGAAAGTGATAAAGATTTTATGTTACAATACAATGATAGAGACAATCCTGCTAATGAAACAGCTATTAAAAGAATGAAAGAGTTGTACGAATTGGCATATAACGATTAGTTTCTAAAGACCAAATAGGATAACTTTTGCCTAAGCCCCTTATGGGATAACTTATTTAAAACAAAAGCCCAAGATAAAGGTTTTAATTTAAATAATTTATTAACAAAAATAAGGAGGTAGTCAAAATGGCTATTACAGAAGGTTTCAGACAACAATTTTCAGATAATATAAACAGAGTATTGCAACAAGAAGGTTCGGTTTTACGTAAATTAGTACGTAATGAGACAATGAATCACGAAGTTGAATACTTCGATACGATACAATCAAGTGAAGCTTTTGAAAGAGAGCATATTGCAAACCAAGATGATTATAATATAACAGATCAGATTGGTTCTTCTGCAGTAGCAGGTAATGCTTTTGCTTTTAGACAGCCTGACATGGTTCGCAGACAATTATCAGCTAGGCAGATATTTTGGCATACTATGTTTGATAGTGGTAATGATTTAAATACACTATTAAAACCAAGTTCTTTTCAAGTTAAAGATGCAGTATGGGCGCTAGGGAGGCAGTATGACCGCACTATCATTAAAGCATTAACAGCTAAAGTTAGAATGGGTAGAACTGGCGAGAGAGAGGTGGCTTATGACGTTCTTAATAATGTAGTTCCCGTTTCAGTAGCATTAATGGTAGGAACAAATATCCCTTCTAACTCAGCTGGTGCGGCAGCTCTAACTGGGGAACATTTAATAAAAGCAGCGAAAACAGGAGGACTTACAGTAGCTAAGTTGATGAAGGCTAGGGAGTTATTGAGAAGGAATGCTTACAGCTCTAGGGATAAGTTATATTTTGTTTGCACATCGGATCAGATATCATCTTTACTGCATGATAGTAAACTTACTTCGATAGATTATAATAGTGTCAGAGCTTTGGTTTCAGGCGAAGTTGATACTTATCTGGGCTTTAAGTTTATAATTTCTGATTTATTACCGTTAATAATTCCTAGTGATTTTGCAAATGGTTATTCAATCAGAGATTGTTACGCTTTTAGTGAAAATTCAATGGTGTTTGCAAGAGTCAAAGGAGCTTTCAAAGGTAATGCTGACCGTTTACCTGCTAACATGGATAATATTCTTGTTAAAGCTATAGATAGTATAGGTGCAGTACGCATGGAGGATACGAGTGTTGTTACCGTTAAAGTTTTGGAGAAATACAGACCTAGCCATGGTGTGGCTGATAATAGACCTAAATCAGCTAATGTTGACGGTAGAAGAGCAAAGCATGTAGGTGTAATACCAGCGTCTTTATACCCTAATGGAGAAGCAAGGGTAGGTGCTACTGATATCAATGGTGCTTTAGCAGTATTACTTGGTGGCGATAAAGATGGTAAGGTTTATGATACGAATCGTCTGAGTGAGGCTGCACTTGTACAAAATGTAGCAGTAAGCGTAGGAGTATGAAAACTAGATTGGTAAATACATGATATCAGTCCAAGATAAAATCATAACTCAAGCTTGTTCAATAGTAGGTTCTTCGCAGTACGCTGTTAACACAGGACACAAAGCAGATAGTGTTGAGAGGTTATGTGGTGTATTCGTTGATGCTGCTATTGAAGAAGTTTATCTGGCTATAAACTGGGCTAAAGGTATACGTAAGATACCTCCTACTGAAGGTAGTGTTGATAAATTTACTCAAGTATTATTACCTCAATTGGAATATTTAGGTTCAAGGGGTATGGAAAAAATAGATGACGGTGCTGTAAAGATTATATCTATAGCACCGTCTAATTTCGAATGGTACATAGACAATGAGCAGATATATTTTAAATCTGAGAAGCTAGAGAATGGTTTTTATTATTCTACTGGTGTTTTAGATAGGGTTTTAAACGAAAGCAGGGTAAATATGCCTAATATGTTTGCGGTTCTATGTGCCATGTTTTTATCAGCTAATGTAGCACAAGCTATATATGCTAATAGTGAGTTTACAGAAGGTTTAAGAGTTAATTACCTAACAGCTCTTGAAGAGACTAAAAAAGTCCATCAATTCGATTATCATTTATTTAATTCAGCACGATTTGCATAATATGAGGTAACAGCAATGGCTACAAACGAGCAATACTCATGGGCAACGAAAAATAAGTTTAGCATGGGAGAGCTTAGCCCTATGTTAGCTGGTCGCCAAGATATGAAATTATACCAAGCTGGTGTAGCTAAGATGGTTAATTTCATGATATTGCCATCTGGGGCTACGACACGTCGCCACGGTACTAATTTCTCAAATTATTTTGAGAAAGCAAGACTTAGGGTGATGTTCTCTCATATTATTAATAGGCATAATCAAAATTTGGTTTTTATCAGTGATATAACTGATAAGAAAGATATAGATAGTAGTGACCCAAAGAAACGTAAAATAAGAGTTGAAGTTAGAATAGCTCATCGTAAAATAGAGGTAGTTGGTGAATATAAGGATATAAAGTTAGATAAAGATGAATTTAGATTTTTTAATTCACAAGGTTTTACTTATTTAAACTTTGGTCACGGTCAACCTATATATAGTTTTCATTTCAACGATAACAAATATATTTTCGAAAAATACAAAATTGATGGTGAAAAGTATAAGAAAGTCGCTAATAAAGAAGTAACATATCAATCTATTTTTCGTGATAGTACAAAGAGTGAAGATAAGGATATAAATGGTGAGCTTAAAGCTAAAAGTACTAATCCAGATAAATTCAAAGAATTAACAAGTGACGTAGTAACTTCTTTTGAAGGCAGGTTATGGTGTTTTGGCGGTAAGGAAAACTTACACGCAATACAAGCCTCTGCTCTTGGGGATAAAACTAAGTTCAATTTGGCATATAAATCATTACTTGAAGCACGTAGCCCTTTATCAGCTTTCAGTGTAACATTTACATCAGATACAATTGATGAGGTATTATGGGCTGTGCCTTTAGGTGATACAATGTTAGTAGCTACTACAGATGGTATCTATGTACTCAAAACAGGAGATAGAACTAAAGATGAGTTCGTTAAGATACATAAGGAGATTGATAAGTCAGTATCTAAAATTCAACCTGTTATTTTAGGTAAAACTATATTTTTCACTGATAGTGATTGTAAACAAATTTATAATATGTCTTACTCTTCTGATAAAGGAGGGTATATTGTCGGTTCTATTACTAAATATGCAGAACATTTATTCGATAAAAGAATAATAAAGATGATAGGTGTTAGTTCGCCTTTCCCTATGATATTTGTTCATATGCATGATGGTAGTTTAAATCACTTTACTTATGATGAAGAAGGCAAAAACATGGGCTGGTCACAACATTATCTTGGTGGCTCAGGTCAGATATTAGATATATGTTTGCGCCAACATGATGAAGGGGAAGATATATTTTTTCATGTAAGACGTCCGACTATTAATTTTGTAGAGTATTATCAAGATAAAATTGAACGAGCCCAGCGTGATATTAGTATATTGGAAATTGATTTGGCTGCAAATGCAGCTACTATAAAGTTAAAACAAACTGAGATAAAAGAATATGAAGCGATTGTAGAAAAGAATAAAAAGAATCATTACATCAATGATTTGGTGGGATTGGCTAGAAGACCTATTAGTGAGACTAGGGAGTATGTTGAATATTTCGAATGTAAGCATTTAATAGGTAAAGTAGCAAGAGACATACACACCCCTGTATATGCTGATTGTTATATGCACTATAAAACCTCAGAGCAAAGAGACCTTGATGTTTTATATGACAAGGCAATGAAAACTTCTGTTAATTATGACTTCAAAGAAGATTTAACAGGTTTAGAAGTTTTGGTTACAAAACGTATTGAGAATGAACGTAGATTTGATTTAACAGACCAAGAAATAATAGATAACTTCAAAGTCGGTTCTGTTGAATTAAGAGCAATAAACCTTAACGCAGATGAACACAATGAGAGCGGTATTGAAGGTGAGCTTGAAGATAAACAAGCTTTATATGTAAAATTTATTAGAGAATATTTTACATATTATCAACGTAAGTATTTAATGATATTAGCACTAGAAGTGTCATTAATTCGTTTATTGGAGAAGATACAAACTTATAGTACTAATGTACTTTTAGGGGAGTTTAACTATGTCGATAAGCTACATGAAATTCAACAGAATGTTTTATATGTAAATAAGGAATTAAATGTGTTATTTGATAGCATAGAAGAGTGGCATATCCCTGATTTTATAAAAAATAGTCATTCTTTAGTGAGACACGCATCTATTGGTAAATATAAATTTGTTTGTAATATTCATAAAAGTTACGAAAAGAATCTTCATGTAACCTATTTTTTTCTTAAAACTTATACCTTAGATATTAAAGTTGTTTCTAAGCTGTATTGCAATTCACCTGAAGTGTTTATAGCTAATAAAAAGAAACAATTATTACTTGATTTTATGAGAGTTACTAATTCAAATTATTTAAATTTGAATTTAGAGAAGAATATAGAACGTCTTGATTTAATGGAGGTAATTAAAAAGAAGAAAAGAACAGATGATTTACAAGCTAATAGTTTTATTAATTTTAAAGATAATTTGGATATACTTGATTTGCGACTATATGTGTTAGATAAATTAAGACCTGATTTAGATTTTATTGAGTTTTTTAAAGTTACTAATGAGGAATTACAAAAGGAATATCAAACTCTTTGTATTAAGTATGAAGATAGGGGCGATGAAGTTAATTTACCTTCTGAAGATAACTCAGAGGACGAACTCTCAGTAACTAGCGTTGGTTCAATGACAGGAAGATTTCCTGTTGATTTCACAATGGGAGCTGATGCGAATAAACTTTTAGAAAGAGTTAGTATAGATGGCATTTTAGGTTTTATAAAATATGAAATTTGTAAAATCTTAATGAGATTAAACTTACACTATGATTTGGAAAATATAAAAACCCATCATAATACAATTAAAGATATTATAGAAGAAATATTCAAATCATTTTTAAACTTGATGAATATTATAGGTAAGGATATTAAAGATGAGTTATATAAATTAACAAACAACAATACTTTATTAAGAAAAACTATACATGATAGTTTTAATCATTATAGAGATAATAAAGATTCAGATGAGAGGAAATTATCTTTAGAATTAGAAAAGAAATATCTTTTAGATAAGTATATTAACTACTTAAACAATGGACATGAATTACCTGAACATTTAGAAGATGAGTATAAAGAAAAAGTAAAAGAAGAGTTTGAGAAAAGAAGGGATTTTGCTGGGCTATTGAAAGATTATAAGTTGTATTTAGATACTTTTATTTTTTTAGAATATATTGATAATATAGATGATTTAAAAAATTACATAAAAAACAAACCAAAAAGATTACACAACGTATTAATAGAAAAATGGAAAGATATTACTAATGGTCAAACGTCTACAAATACTAATTATGAAATTGATTATTTTACTCGTGAAGTTATTGAAGCTTATGGAAAAGTTAAAGTGGAATTAACAAAGCAATCAGATTTAGTTATATGGAACATATTAGCAAAAATAGTACCTGAGTCAGGTGCGTTTCAAGCTTTCCAAAATGACTTCAAAACAGCGAAAAAAAAGTTAAAACATTTAAGAGAGGAAAAGAGTGACTATTATGTTTTCTTAAGCGGTAAACTAGATGATGTAAAAAATCGACTAAATAAATTTTATACTAATCTTGTTAGGGAATTGAATTTTATTTTACCTTCTGAAAAGTTTTTGTTAGCAAGTTATCTTTCTGATACAAAGAACCCAACTAAAATAGATAAGTTTTTGTTTTTTTGTAAAGATTACTTCCCTATTTTTAGAATGAACTTCCCTGATATTGATATACATACTATTAAGTCTTTGACGACAAATATGGATACAATGACGAATACTATTCATGCTAAAAATGATAATATAAAAAATATTTATGCAGGTACTGATTTAGTTGTTGTTGGCGATGAGGAGGAAGTTTTTAGATTTCATCTACCTTTTGAAGTTCATATTGATTATACTAAGGGATTAGGAGCTAATTACCGTTTTGTAAGTTTAGGTTTCCCTTACCGTTCAGTTCTTAAGACTTTCCCTTTTAAGTTCCCAGAGGAGTCCGATGCGATGTTTAAAGTTGATACATCTATATCAATTAAGTTCTTCAATACTAAAGGGGGTTACATAGAGGAGACAACGTCTAAGGGTGATTATAAGAAACAATATGTTATTGCCCCTATTCCAACGTTAGATGACCATCATCGTTTCATGGGTGACAAGGCATACCTTATCGCAGAAGCTTTAAATTCTATTTCTACGCCTTATATTACTGGCTGGGTACATTTCTCATACAACAGAGAAATATCATCTGAAATAGATGTTATGTACGGCGTAGATAGACCATATCCAGTTACTATACAGAAGATAACAGCTAAAGCTAAGCTTGTACCACATGCAATTAATTAGAGAACATTATGTCTAAATGGGACGAGATACATAAAATATCAACCAACGCTCTTAATACCTTCAATCAGGTTATAGATACTAAGTTACGTAAAGATGCTTCGGTTATTGTCGGGGATAAGTGGGCTGATATTATCAGGAATACACATCTTATCCAAGAAGAGGCTAAGAATTACTTAGATGTTGATACAGATGAGAAGACAGGGACATTGATAGCTCAAGTTAATCTGCCGTTAGACCACCCTGATTATTTAAAGAATAAATCACCGCTTTCAAATTATGTTCTAGATAAATTTAAGGAAGCTAATAAGTCTTTAATTGAAGCAATAAAAAACCCTTATGCACGCCAAGAACTACAAAACAGGATAATAGGACATTCTCAGAACTTAACACATAATCTTTTACAGTTTGAATCCAAAATAATTATGGACAAACGAAAAGCAATGGTTGTTGATAATATTGAGAAAGGAGCTAAGGCTATTTATAACGACCCTAGTCAGTACGAACTATCTTTGCAAGACGACTTTACTGCTATAGATATGTTAGCTGTCTCAAGTTTAGAGCGAGATAATTTAAAGTCCAAATCTTTAGAAATAAAGACGCAAGCGATGATAGATTATCTACTTATAAATAACCCTCAAGCTATTTTATCAAACGAACCGGCACTATGGAAAGAAAATGCTACATATAAGCAGATGTCTCACGCAGTTAAAGCTGCTACAAAAAACATACAAAAAATATCTATTTCTAGAAATAGAGAGTTGAGACAAATAACAGATAAGAATATTACATCTATTTTAAAAACAGGTGATTCTATTGATGGCATTGAGAATGTCATAGCCATCACCCAAGGAGGAGTACAACAAGAGCAAATAAGATTAAATGAGTTGGCATACGATGCTCATGTTATATTAAACAATATAATACAAGCTCCAAGAGACAAACAACTAGAGCTTACTCTAGAGCAAGAACCAGATGTAGACGACCCTGAGTATGCCCTTAGATCACATATTTACAATGAACTGGTAAAAGAAGTAACCAGAGTGAATAAGCTAGCATACACTGACCCTGCTTCTTACGCAGACGAACTATCTTACAATGATAAATACGAGCCAAAAGACAATGGTGAGTTATTCTCATCTAGAATGCAGATACAAGAACAAACCGCTATTCCTTCTTATGAGAGGAAATATTTAACGAATAAAGAACGCTCGGTTTATCTTCAGAAATTAACATCACAAGAGCCAGATATTATTCATAAGACTTTAGAAGAGATAAGTGTGATAGAGAGTGGGTACGATAATTTGGGATATGATATTCTCCATGAGCTACGCAAAGAAGCTTCTACGAAGAATAATTTAAATGTTCCTGCTTCAGTATTACTATACATGGAAGGGTTTATACAAGATGAGCTTTATTTAATGGACATCGCCTCAAAGTTAATTGCTACAGACCAACCTATGACGAATGCCTCAAAAGAAGACTTGAAGTATTATAAGGAGCAAACTGATGAGTTATTAGCTGATTTTGAGCATTCAGTGCTTAAGGGAAATAGAACTAACGTCGAACTAGTAAACACTATGAAATCTACTGTCATTGAACTGGCTAAATGGATTAAAGATACTCAAAGAGTAGATGATAAAAAAGCTCTCATTAAAGCAAAAGATATTGTTATGTCGCAATATTTACCTGTAGACACAGGTAGAGATGATTTATATCTACCGTCATATATTAGAGATAATGGGGAGAAAATAGAACTTAACGAAAGAGCGATTGAAACTGGGCTAAAACAAAACAAAGCTAATTTAATTAGGAACTTTGAAGCTCTTATTCCTTTTCAAGATGAAGAATTAACAGAGGATATGTTAAGAAGAGGTGAATTTGTTTTACTTGAAGATGGTAAGCATGTTGGATTTATATTTGAAGATGACAATGGGCTTGATAATAGTGGTTTCCTACAATATTTAATCGGTAATGATGGAGAAAAATACAAAGTCTCTTTACTTGAATTAAATAAGACAATATTTACAGGTATGGATAGAGAATTGGAGTTAGAGACTTATCATAGATTAGGAGTGTTCTAATGTATAGAATACCTAGAAAGACCCTAACAGCTAGAAACTATAATTATGACATGCCAGTCTCACCTTTAAGGGAGATTAAAAGTCTTGGTAAAATAGCATGGTATGACAGTAGTAATTTAGCTGATTATGTAAGACCTATCAGAGATAGTATATTCGCCGATACTGTTCGTTCATATTTCGATATACCTCTAGAGAGATTATCTAAGGAGCAGTTTAACGAATTAAATAATGACTCTACGTTAGAGTATGACCCTAATTATACCCAAGAGGACTTCGAGCGTATTAGTTACAAGCGAAAGCGATTAAGGGAACTCGATTATATAATATCTAAATCTAAAAACGGACTACCAACTAAGGCGACTGGTTTAGCTACTAGTATGATAACTTCTAACATTACGCCTATTAACATGGGAGTAAATGTAGCTACAGGACTAATGCCGATATCGGCTATAGCAAAAGGCATATGGTGGCTTGCTAATCCTGTTAAATCTAAGGCGATACAAATGGGCATCGGCGGAGCCGTTGGGCAGGCTATGGTTGAACCTATTGAATACATGTCACATCAATATGATCAGCGACCTTACGACTTAAAAGATAGTGCGTTAAATGTCGCAGTATCAGCTGGGTTCAGTGGAGCTATACCTTTCGCAGGATATGGCATTAAGTCTGTGGTAAAAGGTGGTAGATTAAAATACAATGAGTTTAAAAAGAGTTATCTTACAACGCCAGAAGAGTTACATACTGAATATAGAACTGGCAATGAAGCATTAGACATTCAGCTTAAATATCATCTTAATGAACTGGGTGATAAAACAGCTCCAGAAGGTTATAATAACGTTGAAATGAGCGTTAAAGATATTAGCGAGTCTCAAGTTAAACTATACGAGGAGTTTAAAAAATATTATCCTGAGTTCTACGAGCTGCAAGAAAACATCGCACAATTAGAAACAGAAGCTCATCAAACCTATAAAACTGGTAATGATGTTAACTTGCTCCCTAAACATGAGCAGAAGAAATTAGTTAAGCTTAAAAGAGAACTCTATAAAGTTGCCGAAAGCCTTAGTGGAGATGAAGGTTTTATAAACTCGCAAAAACAATTAACAGATACTAATAACCTTCTTCTACATAAGCTGAAAGAAGAACAACATATTAAGGAAGGATATAACATCGACCCTAATGAATTGAAAATCGCTATCACTCAATTAGAAGATGGTAATTATATTGATTTATCTGACCCAACTAACCCTAAATCTATTTATGAAAATGATTTTAAACACACAGAGCAGATTCAATTAACCGAGAATATCAACTACTTAGAGAAGAAACTTAACATTAAGAGAGATTTTGAAAAAGATTTTGACAATGTAAATTATTTCGATAAATTATTATATGAAGAAAAAGCGGCAGCAGCTAGGAGACTTATAGCTAATAGTAAAAATGAAGCCAAAGGATTTAAAGAATTAATAGGCAGAGCTGATTTAGAGGGCTTACAACGCTCGCAGCAGTACGTATTTAAACTAGCTGATGAGTTGAAAGCTGATAATGTTCTAGAATATTTCCACAATAAGAATTTCCATCATGCCATTAGGCAAGAACTGTGGAACAAAACACATAGAAGGAAGAAAGATAGTGGTTCACCTATAGCTAGAAAGATAGCCGATATTGTTCATGAGCTTCAACAATCTCAAATAAATGAGCTAAGAAATCAGAACATACATGTAGGTTTAGTTGAGGGTTATATTACAAAACAAACCCATGACCCAAATAAACTTAAAGGTAATAGAAAAGAATGGGTGGAGTTTGTCAGAGAGCGATTAGACTGGGATAGGGTGGAAGCTGATTTAGACTTAGACGAGGTATTTACAAACCTAGCTTCAAGCGACCATAATAAAGATATAAGTTCTAAAGGCATAAGAGACTTAGAGGAGTATTTCACTAGTGAACGTAAATTACATTTTAAGTCAGCTGACGCTGCTAGTGCTTATCATGATAAATATGGTAGATATGATTTAAATACTAATATTGTAAATAATCTAGATAAATTAGCTTATAACATGGGCTTAATAAATAACCTAACAACTAATCCATTTGAATTTATTGGTAAATTAAAAAATGATGTTAAAAAACAAATAGCTCCTGTTGTAGCTGGTAATAAAAAATCTAAAAAAGATAAGATTTTAAACTACTTCAAAGGAGGCGACCTTAATGAGAGATTAGAGCAGTTAATGGGTCATACTTATGACAACCCAACGTTAGCTAAAGTTGCAGGAGTTGTTAAAGGTCTTAATAACATGGCATGTTTAGGTAACGTAGTCATGACATCTTTTGCCGATATAGGTACAGTATCGTCGGTATATGTAAGGAACGGTTTACCTGTTATGAGTTCGTTTACAGATAGTCTTAAAGCAGCTACGCATGGTATGAGTTCTAAAGATAAGACAGAACTAGGCAGAAGTTTAGCTATAGGTGTTGAGACACAAGTAGGTACATTGTTTAATCGTTTCAGCGGTGATGGTTTGGTATTTGATAAAGTCTCAGGTCTAACTCAAGGTTATATGAAGATGACCTTATTACCATACTGGGATAATTCAGTTAAAACTAGCGTAGGTATGATGTTATCTAATCATGGGGCGGTTAATGCCAAATTGTCTTATAAAAACGCTAATAGTGATTTAAAAGCTCAGTTATTACAATATGGTATAGGTAAAGGTGAGTGGGAAGCATTACGTAGTTTTATCAAAAAAGCTGAAGACGGTAACGAATATATCATTATACCTTTTGGCGATAAGTTAACGCCAAGGCAGCGTGATGTTGGAACTAAGTACCGTAATTATTTAACTGATAATGTTGATACAGCTGTAACTACTCCTCATTTTAATGAGCAGTATGCTAGTAGGCTTGGAATGCGTAAAGGTTCCAAACTAGGTATAGCTGTAGACTTAATAATGCAGTACAAAAACTTCACATTGGCGTTATTTATGAGGTCATTGAAGAACCCTCTTAGTAATGTTCTGCCATTAAGTGTTTTAGTTGTTAATGGTATGATAGCACAGCACTTGCAGTTAAGTGCTAGAAAACTCCTTCGAGGAGAGGAGTTGTCTGCTCCTACACAAGAAGATGCTGTTAAAGCATTTACTGGAGGTAGTGGTCTAGGTTATTTCGCTGAGTTCTTTTTCCATGAACATAATAAATATGGTAGAGGGATATTTAGTGAGATGAAGGGTGTAACAGGAGCTAAGATTGAAGATGTATTATCTAGCCTAACTGATTACTCACAAGGTAATACTGATAAAGCCAATAGGAAGTTAAAAAGAACAGCAATACAAATGATACCTGGAAGAAATTTATTTTATCTACAAGCTAGTTTAAGAGCGGGGGGAGTACCTCAGGAGTGGATAGATGAATGGCTAAACGGTAGGGTGGTAAAAAAATCACACAGATAATATTTTTACAATTTCTCTAATTTAACTGTTGACAAGTGCGATTTGTCCTGTTATAATGCGGTTATTGAATAAATAAATATATAGTTTTATGAGAATTAAATATATAGAAATAGATACAGGTGGCTTAACAGTTTTAAAAGGTTTCATAAAAAAATCTATGATAAAAATAGATTTTTCACCTAATATATTTAAATCACTTAAAATAGTAAGTAGTTTAAGTAAAGCAGGCGATAGAACTGATTTTTATACCCCTAAGGATGCAGTAGAAGTTTATCAGCAGGATAAAAACAACAATATGAACTTTAATATTGTTGCTCGAACTCTTAAAGTAAAAGCTAAAGATTATTCAATTGTCCCAGGTAAAGCGGATAGGAATAATTTAGTTACTTTATTTTCTAAACCTGAAAATAAAGATAAATTCTTCTGGTTAGCTGTTGAATATAATGATAGTGTTACTAGCACTCGTGAAATACCTGATACTGACAATGCTCAACAAGCCAGGGAGAATGAGTTTAATAACTTATTGAGAAAATATGAGGCATTTAAACTAGCTAGTGAAAAAGATATTAAGACTTTAAAAACTACTATTGTTAGTAAGGATAAAGAGATTGTTAGTAAGAATAGCGAGATTGGTAGTAAGAATAACGAGATTGTTAGTAAGGATAAAGAGATTGTTAGATTGAAGATTTATAATGAAGATTTAAGGCTTAATCCAATGTGCACTCAACAACATACTTCACCTGCTAGTTTAACGGATATGCTGGAAAAAGCAAGAAAGGCAATGACACATAAAGTATATGTCGTAAAAATTGTTGGTACCTCTTTTAAGAGCATTATAACTAAGTGTTTTGAGGATATAGGCAGATCAAATAATTGTTTAAAAGTTTATGTTACTCATTGTGGTACATTGGCTTGGGAGCGCGCGTATGGTTAAAGAAAAGAAAATATTAAATGTTAAGAATTCTGAATGGTGTATAAGCCAAGATTGTGACCGTGGTAGTCTTGATACGCTTTTAGAAGCGGCTTATGTATACAGTAAGGATTTCTGTGCAATGTACAAACTGTCTACCGTTATCGAAGATCTGGAAAACGGAAATGTTTCTAGTATAAATGTTGTAACTTCTATAGAAAAAATGACGTTTTCAAAAATATCCGTTTTCCTGGGTTATTATGACTTTGTGACCGGAGACTTCCATAACGATATTGAAATTATTGTAGATGATTTTCAGAATAATTTTCAGAGTAATTTTAAAGTTACAAAAAACAAAGAAAAAAAGAGTTATATAAGCCCATGCCAAGAAGTTTGTAATGACGCAAGTATGAAGATATTTGGATATGGATATCATTTTTTAAATTATGATAATGTAAAAGATTTAAAGTCTTTAATAAAAAAATATCCAAAAATAAACCTAATAGGTTTTTCTTTAGAAGGTATACGTTTAGACAATGGTCTTCCTTACCAAGAAGAGAGACAACAACTTTATAAAACATATCCAGACTTTTACAAAAACAACCCTATAACAATTAACAGCGGTTTTGTAGAATATAAAAAAATAGTGTCAATAGATAAATTTGATTTAACCTACTCTATACCTGAACTAAAACAAGCTCTAAAAAGTTATTGTGAAACTAAAGACATCACACTTTATGATACAAATTCATCTTTCGTAATAAAAGTTTTATATCTCATTAAAGGACATAGTGCATCATTAGTAGGTAAAGATGATAAAGTTTTAACAACCTTAGATATATTAGAACCTCATTTTACTAGCACAGATGAAGGTAAATATATATTCAGATTAATTAAAACAACTAAAGATGCTAAAATTTTATTACAAATATTAAACGCATATAAAGACGCAGAAATTCTTAAAGTTATTCTTCACCCTAAATTAGATAAAGAAGCGATTAAAAAAGGAGAATTAACAAGAGCTATAAGAGATGTTAAGTTTTTAAAAGCCAAATTCACTAGAAATGAAATAAGAGGAATCTTCAACGCATGCGACAAAGACTATTTTTAACTAATATAAAATAAACGCCATGCTAAATTTTATACTAGGGGCTACAGCTGTTCTAGCAGGCATAAATACATATACTGGTATAAAAGCAAATCAAGCAAGGGCTAAATCAGCTAAACGTCAACTACGGTGGGATAATAAATTACTAGCTAGGCAGTACCAAGTTCAAAAAAAAGTATTTGAAGAAGCAACTGACGAATATGCTCAAATATGTTCTTATTCTATTGATAAATTACGTCAAAAAAACCTTTTGCAAAGACAAGTTATAGGCTATAATCTACTTAAATCTGGATTAGCTATAACTCCTGAGGATTCAGCTGGGCAGTTAATACGTTTCCAAGCTCATGAAGACGAAATGGGAGCTAGGGCTCAAGAGATGCAGATGTACCATAACAGACCTAAAATGAAGATAGATAAGGAAGGTCTGGACTTACAAATTAACCAAGGTAGGCAGAAAATAATAGATATAAACAAAGCCACACCATGGGCTAGCTATGCCCAAGTAGGACAAGGTCTATCATCTATAGCCAACTCTTATATGAACTATCAATATCAAGGAAGGAACACAGAATGAATGTAATAGATATTTTCGACAATCCCGATTATAGGTTCTTTACTGACCCAACTACTATAAGAATATCTAACTTTCTAAAAGACTGCCCTATTGAGAAATTCAATGAGCTAATGGCCATTGTTGACTTGGAAACTCGTAAAATTGATTTAGAAAATGAAATAGACCAAATAGAAGAAGACGTAAATGAAGAAAAAGATAAGTTAGAAAAAGAACTTAAAAAGTCCAAAATACTAGAAGGCAAATATGCCAAAATACTAGAAGATTTCGAATATATAAGAGACGAAGCATTACGTCTAAGAACATTAAATACAAAGGATATAACAGCTTTACGGCTATTTCTACAATCAAAAGACGAAGATTTTGTTGAAGAAGGTGAATTTGAATTTAAATTTACCAATGATAACCTCATTGAAAATGTAAGGAAGTCTCCGGCTATCAAAAACTTATTAATTAAAAGCGTAGAAAGTCTCAAAGAATTTAAAAAACTATCTGTTATCAAAGAAGAAAAAGAAGATGGGAGCGATTGGGAATTTGACATCGAAAGTGTTGACTTATTATTCCATAATAATAAGTCCTTACTTGACGAAGTTGTTAAAGATGATAATTTTAAAAAAATAATAGAAGATAATGAAGTTAAGAAATCGTTAGAGATAGTAAAAGAAAAAGCAGGGAAAAACTTTTTAAAAAGAATGTTTGGAGCATGCCTTGGTAATCAGAAAAAAGAAAAAGAAATTAAATTGAATATGGGAAGAAGGGGTAGCTTGCCTGACACTCAATTTTACATGAATAATTTCACCATGCCAAGTAATAATCTTGTTTTCAGAAGGATACCACGTCAAAGAACTCCTGAATTCAGAACGAAAGCACGTCAAAGAACTCCTGAATTCAGAAAATAAAACTCAATGGCACAAAATAAAAAATTAGAACTCTCACATGATGCAGTGGAGTTAATAAAAGAGTTTGAAGGCTTAAAGTGCATATCTTATCATTGCCCAGCTGGCGAACGTACCATCGGTTATGGACATGTAATAAAAGAAGATATTAATTGCTACATTACCAAAGAAGAAGCAGAACGACTATTAAAACTTGATGTAATGCTTATTGAGGACTATCTTAATAGTGGTATTGTTAAAATTGAAATGACCCAAGGGCAGTTTGATGCTTTATGTTCTTTAATCTTTAACTGGGGAGTTCGTAATTTCCACAAGTCGAAAGGTTTAAAGGCATTAAATAAAGAAAAGTTTAAATTAGCAGCCGATGAATTTTTTAGTAAAGAAAAAGGCGTTGTAAATATAAATGGTAAATTTTGTAAAGGTCTATATAATAGACGTAAGACTGAATTGAAAATGTTTAATAATTAGAGTTTTAGAATGCCTACAAAAAATAAAGAAACTAATCTAAAAACAGCAAGTTATGCTATAGTAGAAGACATTGATAATTTGTATAATGTCATTAACTCTAATAGCAAGGACACCACAAAAAAGATAGATACAACTCTTTTAACACTTAATAAAGACATTGAAAGAGTTAAAAACAACCTGCAAAATAAAATCAGCGACGTTGACGTTAAGCTTGATAAACTTAATCGTCTTGTTGAATATTATAAAGAAGATGCAAACAAAGAAATACGTTCATTGACTAATAGTGTTTATTTAGCAATGACTGTTGTTTTCGCTTCTGCTTTTGCAACAGCTCTTATTTTGTTAAATGTTTAAATTACTCTTCTCTAATATCAAAACTATAGCTTCAATATTCTTTGGATTTTTTAGTTTGTTTATTCTTGGTAGAAATAATAAGCTAAGCAGAGAAAATGAGAAACTAAACAACCAGCTTAAACAACAAAGACAAACTATAGATATTCAAAAAAAAGTCATAGATGTTACAAAAACTACTAAAGCTAAGCCTTTGTCTGGTAATCTTAAGCGCATGCGTAAAAACAAGCTGTAATAACTATGAACTTCCACCACTACCAGAACTACCTATTGCTGGGACTAAAGTAGCAGATGAATTAGAACAAATTTGTGTTAAAGAAAATCAATGTATTGCTATAAATACTTGGTTAAATGAGTTATACTTATTCCATAAACAATATGATATTTATAAAAGGATAAGTACTGGAGATGAATAAATGGTTAAAGTTTTTAGGAAAACTATACCTATTGACAAGGAATTTAATTGTTTTGTGTATTATTTTAAGACATGGCTCGCTTCTCTTAGAAAAAGACTATATACTATTAATAAAAGAAATGTTTTTTAAACCTATAGGACTTTAATTATGACAATCATACTACGAAACGCTTTATTGCTTGTTCTTTGTGGCAGACTATTATACATCGAACCTGAAATAGAACTCACAACATTAGAACTTATAGCTACAATATTTTTATTTATAGATTTTAATTTCAGAGGTTATTTTAAAAATATGTTTGATTCATTGTTTAGAATAGAATAGTTAAGTTCTGTTAACCGCGACTAATTAAGATACTAAATAAGTTCTCTTGTGTTATATTCTTCATGTTTAACTTCTTTTGAAGCTCAATATCCTTACATCTATTAGCTAAGATATGGTGAATAATTACAGGCTTTATTTGTCCTTGGCGATAAAGCCTAGCATTAAATTGTAAATAACTCTCTAAGTTCCATGTAAGACCAAACCAAACAATAATTCTACCGCCCTTTTGAAGATTTAATCCCTTGGCACTATCACACTGGCATAGTAACAGCTTAATTTCTCCATTGTTCCATTTATCACTAATCTCATCTACATTCTTACTATTGAGAATGCTTGCGTATTTAAATCTTTGCTTTAATCTTTCCAGGTCAGATTTAAAATTAAAAGCCACTAATATATTCTCATCATAGCTATTAATTATACTCTCTAATTCATCTAACTTATTATCATGCAGTTCAATATAGTCCCCATCTTCGTTATAAACAGCTCCATTACAATATTGTAATAATTTATTAGATAGTACTCCTGCGTTAGATGCTGTTAACTCTTCATCTACTATCTTCAAATAGAATTCTTCCTCAAACTGTTTATACTCATTATAAGCAGCAATATCTACACCATTAACTACTATAATCTTATCCTGCAGAGTTAGATAATCATCAACGCTCATTCTAAGCCAGTTATTACTCAAAAGCTTGGCTATTTTATTAGGCTGATTACACGTGTAACTAAAACCATTATAAGCCCTGGTGAAATACAAATCTCGATATGTGGTAATATTACGACCAAGTAGTTTGCCACCATCTATCAAACATTGTTGCGACCAAATATCTTGGTAACCATTACTTATCGGTGTACCAGTTAAAAGCACTATGTACTTACTAACAAACTGCCTTAATGCCTTAAATCTCTTAGACGAATGATTCTTAAACCCTGTGCTTTCGTCAACTATAATCATACCATAGCGATTAAAGCCGTTTTTAAGCATCCATGGTACGTTTTCTTGATTTATTATATAAACGTCCACATCGTCTTCTAATGCTCTTCTACGTGCATTAGAATCGCCACAGCATATATTATAAGTTAAATGCTGAACATGTTTCCATTTGAATAGTTCTTTATGCCAGACATTTTTAGCGACATTAAGCGGAGCTATTATTAGAAGTTTTTTAACTTCTTTATCTTTTACTCTAGCGAAAGCCGTTAATGAACAGATAGTTTTCCCTAATCCCATGTCGAGATTTAAACCACATCTCTTTTTCTCTAGAATATAGTTAATAGCTTTATTTTGGTATGGTTTAAGATCATTTTTGCTCAGCATAACTATCGATTATTTCAATACCAAACTCTTCATCTTTAACTACATAAACATCTTGGGAGTACTCCTCCAAGTCATTTTTTATCTTAAACTGCATCTGTGACATTTTACCATGAGGGTTTTTAAACTCAATGAAGAAAACAACACCTGATTTATTAATAAATATTCTATCTGGCACACCTCGGCAGCTAGGTGATGAGAATTTATATGTCAGTATCTTTTTATCTTTGGCATATTGTACTATTTTTTTCTCAAGCTCTTTCTCTAACTTAATCTCGCCCATATTCTACGCCCAACTCTGCTAAAAACTTATTAGACTTATTTACATATTTATCCACATCAACATCAACCATTCGCCTTGTTAAATCCATGAAAGGCACTGCTCCCTCACTAAGAGCCACCCTATCGCCCTTTTTATTATTTATTTCTAAACCATTTTTACCCCAGTACCATCTTACCACTTTACCTAAATACTCTCCTTCATAATAACCACCATCTTTTACTTTCCTAACCATTAAAAATAAATTTTTATCCTTACATTTATTAATTGTTTCTTCTATCTTAATACCTTTCGTTAAATAATTTATAATAGCATCTTTACAAACACCAATAGCCGGATTACGTGAAATATCACTATGAGCATACATACCTTTTGTTTTAACTTGCTCATTATTAGTTATTGCGATATATGAGTTAACGCTTTGGCTATGTAATGATTTATAAAAAGTCTCTTCTGTTTTTAAATTAGTACATTCTTCCCATGCTTCTATTATATTACACACGTTTTGATATAGTGCTTTTGGTAATTTTATAACAATACCATCTGTGTTAGCACTTACCACGTTTACCCTATCAGTTAAGCTTTCTAACTCTTCAATTAACATAAGAAGGGTTAACTGTCCTGTAACAGTGGTATTGATTAACAATTCTGGTGAATATAACCTACTATACTTATCACCAAACTTGCCAAAACTACCATTAAGGATAATCTTATATGTATCTGACTTCGCTTTATCAGCATCTCTTTTTGCTTTTATTCGCTCATTGTAAATATCTCTATAAAAATCAATAAACTCATCTTTATCAAACTGACTAGGACAATATTCATTATTCAAGATAATAGATGGATAATAACTAACAACATCAACATCAATTAAATATTCATTATCACCTACTACAATAGTTCTGTTTTCTTCTGTCGAATGTAGACCACCTATGCCATATCTATAAGTCATCTCTCCTATTGTTATTTTATCGTTATCATCTTTTAAAAGCTTATCTCCCCTTTCCCCTTTAAACTGCTTAGATTTAAAATAATTCAATAGCTCATTTAACTGAGAACCCTCTTCAAACTCTAAATACAATGGAGGTGAATATTTAAAATCAAACTTCTTAGCCATAGCTCCTTTATAACTCAATGCTTTATTTATTAGCACTTCAGCTATTTGAGCGTCCGATTTACTCCGAACATCAACATTATATTGCTCATTTATAACTTTCCTTATACCAATCTCTTTATTCAAATGCACATATAAGTCCTTCGTTATGTCTAAGTCATTAGAGCAGTATTTTTTAACAACTTCTTTCTCTTCTTCTGTTAAAAATTTACTTGGGTCGTATGGTAAGTCTTGTATGAATTTGGTATTTATTCTTGCTCCGTACATTTTTAAACTAGACTGACCTATAATAACATTTTTTATATCTACGTGGTTATAGTTATGAGGTGTCCATATTCTATGTTCGCAGAATAAATCATAAGTGCTAATTTCTTTATCAATTATTTTATCTGATATTCTTTTTAACACTGAGTTATCCACACCTTTTAAAGCGTGGATAATTAGAGGTATATCATAGAAACGAGAATTAAAACCCACTGTTTCATTTTCCATGAGTATTTTTCTTATTCTACCTTTAGGCAGAGTATTGTTCTCATCTAAAACAAAACTTTCTTCATTGCCACTCTCATCTTTGAATAAAATTAAAAAATAATTAGGGTAACATTCTATGTCTAAGAATAATGTTCGCATAATACTACTTTGCTTAAAACAAATCTTTCTCGTTTGTAGCTTCTTGTAATTTATCTTGGACAAATGAACCAAAGGCTACTTGGTCGTCTAAACCTAGTTCATCAAAGACAGAACTACCAGATAGTACAACACCGCCACCTAATCTATCACCGTCTTTGGAGAATTGAACATGGTGGAGCCTATTTGATACACCTTTCCATGTGCCATTAAACTTATAAGGTGATAGTTCAATGAACGCATGCACGTAACAACCAGAATAGAACATGTCAGTTAATCTAACATCTCTTTCATCTGTTGTCTCACCTTCTTTTAACGCCAATTCGTCGCCACCTACCCCAGTTAAGAGGGGCCTAACACCGTTGGACGCTTTTAGTATGTATTGTCCTTGTTTGTAGCCGTTTTTAAGCTTCTTTTCTTTGCCTTCCATTCTATCTAGTTCATCATCACCATCGACTACTAAGATATGTGGGTTTTGCTTTAGTTTCATCTCTTTTAATAGTCCATTAAGTGCTTGCTCAATTTCTTTAACAACTCGCATATGTGCGTCTTCTTTCTTATCGAGTAGAAATGTAGCTACATATTTGCGTTTCTCTTCTGTTGTAATATAATTCGCATCTAATGGTTGTTTTACTGCTAAATGTGGGAAACTTAATCTTACTCTTGGCAGTGCTATTGTTACTTTATTCATACTTTTAATCTATTCTAATTATTTTTAATTTCTTGAAATTCTAATTTACTTAATTGCTTTGCTCGTTCATTCCATAACTCCTCTTCTTTTGATATTAAATTCCTTTTATTATCTTGGTACTCATTGCAAGTAGCTTTAGCCTTGCAGAACATACAAGCTTCTTTGTATGGTGTTCTTTTAGCGTTTATAGACGATGCCAATTGCAGTGTTGCTTTTACTTTATCTTCGTTAAACTCTTTTGCATCCTCATCAGTGAAATGCCATACACCGTTTTTAATATAAGGCTGTACTATATGCAAGTAAACCTTATATTTAGTATCCTGAAGTAAAGGTCTAATTTGCTCATTATTAATCACACCTAAATAATATAGATATAGTTGCCAGTTATTTTTCGCTTTGACTTCAACATTTTTACCAAACTTATAATCTATGACGTGCAACTTACATATATTATATATTTGGTCATAACCAAATAAAACACTATCTGCAGAGCCACTCATGCCTTCGATTAGAAAACTTAAATCATATCTTATCTCATGTTGCTCTAATATAATTAGAGATAATGCACGTTTTAAATCCTTATAATATGTTGCAGCTTTACTAACTACTTTCTTTTCTTCCTTGGTTAAATCTTTATCCCACTCCCTACCTATGATGTTTAAATTAACCCTCTCATGTAACATTGTACCTGTTTGAGCATATTTAGAGCTTACTTCTGGTAAATCCTTCTCTGCACAAAGACTACCAGGGCATAAGAGCCGACGATGGAAGTTAGAAGGAGATGTGGGTGAATGTTTACTTGTCATTCTTGATTTTTTTTTAAATACGACGCCAACTCATCAGCTGTGTTATTCAAATATTTATTATTTTATAAGTATGTTTGTATTAAAATCAAGTGACCTATTCTTTCAACAACATTTTGGGCTTTTTCAACATCAGTTTGGCTTTGTACCATTGACTTCCCCTTTTTTAAAATTTATTCTATCAAACTCACTTTTCAAATTGTTATTAACTATTTTACGTACGCGCTCATATGCTTCGTCGTAAGTCTCTTTGTCACTATCAACTTCTTCGCCAATACCTATTTCTAAGGCATATGATTCATAGTTACCAAGGTTTTTAACTAATCTCTTTTTGTAAGTTATTTGCATCTTTATCCTCCTCTGATTTTGTTCTGATAAGACACCAAGTAACTCCTTCACATTTGATATCGAAACGATCACAATAACACCACTCTAAATATTTGAGTAATTGAAATAACGGTATCTTTGTTCTAGCTGATTTGTAATTTCTTAGTTGTGAATCGTTGAAATAAACATCAAAAAATTCATTATCCCAATTGTGATGGTAAATATCAGTGGCATTTAATTTTTTACATACGTTTTCATATTTCTGCTGAATTAATTTTAAATCAACTCCTATTTCTTTATAGAACTTCTTTTCCATTATGGTTATTTTTGATTGAATTAAAGTAAATATTATAAACAATCAATTATTTTGTCAACAGATTGTTATATTACTAGCTGTTTTTATTAGGTCTTACATGACAAAAATACATAATGTAGCGTTTTAAAAGCCCAACTGGAAAACGGTTTAACTTCAAAAGGGATTTTATAAGTAACATATCCATTTCATTTTTTATTGATATTAATTCTCCATTAAAAAACACAACTTCCTTACGCCCTTCGATATCATAACCACAGATAATATTGTAAAAACGAAGAAAGACCTCGAAGTTCTCTAAAGTATTTACTATTTTATTGCCTCGTAAATGTACCCATGAGTCTTTGGGTACTAGTAAAGCCTCAGTGAGTATTTCTTTATAATCTAACATGTTATTGTCTCCATAAATTAATTTAAAGGCGGTAGTATATATTTACCGTTATTTGTATTACGTTTATAATTCTTATTTAAATAATTACACAAGACAGATAAGTCCGGTCGTTTATAATTATTTATACCACATAAGCTCATTACCTCCGCTCCATTGTAGAAACTATTTCTTATATCACTTTGAACCTTAAAAGTATTTTTAAAACTCTCAATAATGGGAGTTAACATTATGTAGTTCTTATTATAATTAATAAGGTCGTTAATTTCTTCATCATTCAAATAATACGAATCATTTTTATATAACTCTATAAATTGGGCATAAAGTTGTGTCATATCTACTTTATGATTCCATTTGCACTTCTCCACTGGTAAAACAAAGAATCTTGTATTTTCTTCAGAACCATCTAAGAAGTCTACTTTATTAACACTCGCATAGAAAACAGTTCTACGACGATAATGTGCGTGTGTTACTTTATACTTTATATCTAATTTATCTTCGGTTGAAGTTAAGAAACTTTTCAACGCTGAAATAGCTGATTTTGTAAATATACCGTCTAATTCACTTAGTTCGGATATAGAACAACTAACTAAGTCCAATTTATCCATATCCTTCTCTATATTGACGTGTTTTCCACTCTCAATATATCTTCGCATACCTTTTGGAGCTAATGCCTCCACCCAGCCAGTTTTACCTTTAAGCTCACCTCCTTGAAAGACTAATACTGACCTAGCTCTCTTTACTTTTTCTACGTCATCATTAAAACACGTAACATGTAACATCTGCATAATCCACTTACGCATATATAGCCTCTTGCGTTGTTCATGTTTACTTAATACAGTAATTGTCCGATAAAATTCTTCTTCTCTATTTACACCGTCCCACTTTGCATGAATAATAACATCTCTCCATGGATTAGAAGGGTTTAGATAACATTCACTACTTACTAACTGTTTAACATGTTGAGTTGGCATATTATTCTCAGTCATTAAACTGCGAACACTGGACAGATTATAGTCATAATCTGTTTTATCTTCATCGTTTATCCTAACTATTACCTCTTTTTTTAATAACACATCAAAAGAACATGTAATGCCATAATTACCTAATAAAATTCGAAAGTTCTCAGTAGTGTCCAGTGGTATTAGTTTCTTTCCCTTTGTATGAAGCCATTTCAAAGGATTTACTTTATTAGGTTGATTATCAGTAGACAATTGTAGTTTCTTATCCTTTACTATTTTTATTATTGAGGCAAATGTAATAGGGTTGTCATTCTTTTTACAACTTTTGTACTTATAAGCACATCTTTTTTTAATTGACGCTTCATTAAACTCATCACCACATCTTTTTTTGAATAAACTCCACTGAGTAAAAAGCCATAACCCTTCAGAAGAGCCAGAATATTGATGATGTAACGCCTGACCTACTTTAAACCACGCATCGTACCCTATTTGTTCATCATCATACTGCTCTAATACCTCTTTAACCTCTTCTTTACTTATATTAAGAGGAATGTTTTGGCTCATGGTGGTGAAACGTTCTATTTCAGTTGAAGCTTTAGGGTTCCTTTTTACCACAGTAGCTGGCTCTACATCGGTTGCCACCATATACTCATTGTCGTTCTCTATATAAAAACAATCTCGTTCTTTAGATTTGCTTCGATGATAAGGTAGTGCCATAAGCTGGTTAGGAGTTGTAGAACTGCTTAAATCACTATTAATAGCCTTTCTTATTGATAATGAAGAGAGACTGTTAATAAACCCCTTGGCATAATTAGAGTAGTCTTTCCTTGCGACAGGTGTTTGTAATGGTAGTATTATTCTAGCTCTTGGCTCATTAAAAGTACAACTAGCTGTATTATGGGCTATATATGTGTATTCATTAAAGCACTTCTTAATATCCCTTTGTAACTGATTTATATCGCCATCATATTTATCAATATCTAAAGTTATCATAGTTCTATTTAACATATGCATAGCAGTTCGCCTGTTAGTAGCGTCAGTCTCTCCAGCTAAGAGATAGATAACCGATGTGCTATTATGGTTGTTGTGCTTTGTTGTAAGATTGGAAATTGTCTTTTGATAGTATGTCTTTAATCGATGTTTAAAGCTTTCCCACGTGTCCTCTTGCGGTATTCCAAACACTTCTTTGACCGTTTTAAACGTAGAATATTTGAGCGTTTGACTTTTATTTTCTTTTGTCATCTTTATTGAGTTAGTTATGGTTTAGTGCCAACTTAACCATAATAGCTTGTCCTCTCCACAGTCAAACATATTTTCAGTTAAAAAGTAGCAATTCTGAACTATTTTTCAGTTAAAAAATAGCAATTCTGAACTATGCCAAAATAATTCTGAACTTAATTCTGAACTTTTTTGCTTGTTAATGCGTTAAATTTCAAAAATCCCCTGTACCATATATGGATAAAAGGATACAAGGGAAAAA